TACGCCACCCTGCGCTAACACATTACCTGAAAAAGTTGCATTCCGGTCAGGAGTTATAACAAGTGCGTCCTGCCAACCGTTATTATACACGTTAAAATGCAACTCACTGCCCACAAAAAGCGTGTAAAGTGGTCGGTCATTGCAACCGAGATAAACGACATTAGAATTAGAAATAAACAGCGCACGTTGATTATGACCCTCTTTATCTCGCAAGCGCAACCCTTTGTTATTAGCAAGATTCAGATAACTATCAACGAGCAACTCATCAGTAACTCGCGCATTGCCGTTTATGTCAAGCTTGTAAAGAGGGGAATTTGTGCCAATACCAACGTTATTCCCTATAAAATGTATCAGATTATCAATATTTGTCACGCTGCTTAACGCCCCTGTGACATTTCCTGTTCCATCAAAATTTTGTCCCCATAGCAGCCGGCTATCCTTTAATTTCGTTGCTGATACCGCGTTGCTATTAAGAGGTAGATACTTGCCAGACACAACATCATCGGTGAGCTGGGAGAGCTTTGTCGGCACTATTATGTTAAGTGTCGCGTTCGCACTTTTAGGGTTAAAAGAGCCTATTATCGCTCCATTTTTTTGCAATGTCAGCGCATAAATATCCTGATGCGCAGTAAGAGGTGTTATAGCTTCAGCACCAAGCTTTATCGTACCATTTGCAATCTTTGCGTCTGTAATGCCGTACCCCTGCAGGGTTGTAGGCTTATTCAATAGAGAAGCAAAAGAGTGCGAATGTGCAGCAGGATTGAACTCACTTGGCTTACCTGTTATTTCATTCCAGGCATACGAGGGCTTCGTTGCAGCCTTGGCCCATGCAGGCACATCGCTTGCAGGCATAGATGTAGGCTTGTTCTGAATAATCGACCAGTCAACCGAGGTCAAGGCACCACCCTCAACTTTCTTTAATCGCTCGTTCAGATCATTGCCCAAAAATGCAGAAAGAACAGCAGTCGCCTTATCGACAGAATAATCAGCCCAATTGTCCAAACGCTCATACGACATGCCACTACCTCCGCTACCTTGCATAGAGCCGGCACCGAATGCGGAGATACCCCCTTCAGCATAAAAGTTAGCTGCGCTTCCGTCTGCTTTAGAAACCTTTACAGCATTATTTTCCTTATCCCAGGATAGGTAAATGTCACCTATCACAAGTTGCTGCTCGCCCTCTTTTTTCACATAAGGGGTATTCTGATACAACGACAGCAACGATAACATTGCTTCACCAATCCGCGTTGCCGTGTTAGCATAAGGCATACGCTCATCACGTATCGCCTCGAGTTGCTTAGTAATGCCCTTTATCGTTGCTGTCAAATCACTCATAAATACACTAAAACGAAATAAAAAAGTCTAACGAAAACAAAATTAAAGAAATGTGATGAGAATAAAAATACGCTATAAATTTCTACCGATGCCCACACCCGCAAAAATTTCTTGTAGTCCTGTCGATAGAAGGCCATTGTAAGCCTCGCCGTAGAACGACGCTTCAAATTCGTTCAACCGCATTACAGAAGAATAGTATTTCTTTGCGAACCAATCGCGCTTAACACGAGGGTGGCCACCAGCCATGCGACCTCCCCAGGCAGGACCAACACGCTTCTGCTTATTTAGCCCATGTTCCTCGCGATACTCTTCACCGCCAGGCAACAAGAAAGGAAGTGTGCCGTTCGCCTCTCGAAACTTCTCTCCAAACTCGCGCCCAACACCTGCAGCAACATAGATGCCGTAAAGAGCAAACTTGTGCTCAATCGTTGTCACAGCACCTATCCCAATGATAGCCGACATGCTATTGTAAAGATAGCCCGAGTCTTTGACTGCAAGCTTATCCATGCGCTCACGCCAGAATGTCAGCATTTCTTTAGCCCACCCCTCTTCATATCTACGCAAATCATTCACATTGCGCGTATTCATCGTAGAGAAGCTGGTAAGCATTCCCGAAATGTGCTGACTCCTATCCACGTCTATTCCTCCCAGTCTTTAGGTTGATACACGAGGTCAGTAGGCAGATCATTATCTATCATGAAATAAAGGCCTGTCGTACCATTGAAGCTATAACGCCCTAACTCCTTGTAATAGATACGCTCAATGCCCAAGTAAGCCATTTCCCCACGATACGCACCCGAAAATTTGTCCGCAAGCGTCTTCGCAAGAAACTGCTTGAAAATAGTTCTGCAAAGCTCAAGCGACTCTTTTCTACTCTCAGCATCACCCATTTTATAGCCAGCGAGCACCCAAACAGTATATACAGATTTCGTGAAGAAACCCGATTTATTACTATGCACGTTGTTATCCGTCGTGTCATCAACAAGGACGAAATTCGCAGTTTTGCGAAATTCACCAATAAGCCCCTCGATAGATTCAGGCCCCGAACAAGCAAGCACCTTGAAATCATGATCACGACAAAGCCTATTCTTTTCAGCAAGTGACGTGAAATAATCAATCGGATTAAAATTATTTTCCATATTTCGACTCAAATTCGGCTGCCTCGCGCGCTTTCTCATTGAGTTCAGTGAGAGCACGCCAGCAGTCCATGTTCTTAATCATTTCCTCTTTAGTCACGTCGCCCTGCGTGAGCGCCCGCAACTGGATATTTGCCATCTTCAGCAAATCCCATTTCGTGGGCTCACTCCCAGCAGGACGAAAGAAAGAAGGGAATTGTCTTGCAAATTCAGCTTTAACATAGCAGAACCATGCAAATACGCCAGTACGCTCCGCAATATCAAGCTTCAGGCGCTTAGGGGCATCCCCATTGCGCTTGCGATAGAGGATGCGAGCAAGTGTATCAATATTCTCCATTTTTTTAGAAGAAAGATACACCTGAAATGCCGTCTCAGCTGAAAGATAGTCAATAAAGGAAATGCCGTGCAAGTTCACATCGACAGCCCGATAGCCACAGACGCTATCCAACCGCACGCCCATGTTATCGAAGCTGTCGATGAAGTCAAACTGATGAATGAGACTCAGAACTTGATTAGCCGTAATAGTAAAGAATTTCCTACGTCCAAAGCGACTACGCATAAAGCAGAACACACCTTTTGAAGTCCACTTTTGCACGTGAATACCACAAAAGCGCATGAACATAAAAGTTTTAATTTGCGTAAGGTCGCTGAACGTACCGAGCAGGCCGAATACATAACGCAGCTGGTCTTGTGATAGCTCACGCCAAGATCGGGGCGCATGCAATATCAACCCCTTTTCTTTAGAAAAAGTACACTCCTGACTCCTTAGTGTTCTTGTAATTCTCATAATGATTAGCCTTATATTCCTTACTATTCTTATACTCACTGAACTCATCGATGTTGTCCTCCATGATCGAAGAGAGTTGATTATACGCAAAACGTTCCGCCGTTTTATCACCTCTCAAATGTAGCACTAACCAAAAGCGCGCTTTATCAATAGCACGCTTGACAACATCCGTAGCCGAATTGGTGGCCACAACCTTGATGAAAGCATCAAATTGCGCGTCACTAATCTTAGCTCTCAATAACTGCTCACCCTCTGCAAGTAAGGGTTGTGCTGCTTTGAAGTCTTCAATTGTAGAGTGATTATAGCCACAGATGTTACAATAATCAAAGTAGGTATTGATAAGCGAAAGCTTCATGTGTGAAGCCTCAAACCACCCTTGCAATTTGAACAAACGAGGGAGGATGAGTGAAAAGTCCGTTAAATACAACCGCTCCACGTTCGCTAACATCGCGTCGACACGCACCTTTGAGGCAGGTGCAAGGTCCGAAGCAGATACAACACCGAACCCCGACGCTGTCATCACGAGGTCGAGTTGACGTGCATTATCATAGAAAGCGCGTCGACATACGTAAGATTTCACGAGTGCAAGCAGCTCATGATCTGTACCATCTTCTACTGCTCGCCGTCCAACCTCATTCAAAACATAAGCTGAAAAGTTAGAATAAGTGTCGGAAATGGCAGTCGTGAGCATATCAAAAACATCGCCATTTTTGCTCGTAGCTACCACAACGGCAGCCTCTAATGTTTTACGAGTAATTTCAATCCTCGTTACTGTTGTTTCCATTTGCGTCAGGATCAGGTTTAACTTCTTTCTTTTCTTTATTCTCATCAAGCGTTGTCAGTACGATAAAAGGTACATCAACGTCGTATTTCTCTTGCCAACCATTGTAATACAGCATTACGCGGAAAGGTTCAAGCAGCACATCATGAAAGGCCGTCTCAGCAGCCTGTTTTAACAAGAAAAGCTCGCGCTTATCACTACCGCTGTTGTTCATCGCCGACTTGCCCGGCGTAGCGCCTACGAGGTTAGGATGAACGTTGTCGCCGTAACAAAGTGAGTTACTCGCTTCCTGCACGTCATCGGCCCAGTCGCCACCCTCCTTGCGTCCTTGTTCAACATCGACAATATGCACCATATGCACCTCCTTGCCCGATGCAGGGTCGATATAGAAGCCGGAAATCCACGTTTTCCCGATATTTTCGTTACCACTTATGAAGTCATTGATATTCTGCTTTTCCTGCTTGATGCGAGACTTTATTTTGTCAGGGTCCGTGATGCCCTCTTCTTCACAGATCTGCCTCCAGTAGTCTTTGTGCACTTCAACCTGAAAGCGCGGAGGAGCAGAGTTGCGAATCTTCGCACGCTTGCCCTTGCCAATCAGCTCGTAAATGTCATACCACGAATCTTTGAACGTTGCGACATAAAAAGGAATAGGATAGTACTGATAACCTGGCGTGGGGAATCTTGTAAGGATAGCAAATTTACGAGTGCGTGTAGCACGACCGAAAGCGTCACCACGAGCAGCCCTACGACACTCGCCAGTAGCTGGGTCAGGGTCAAGGCCCATGCGCACACGTAAATCTCCCCAGGGGTCTATTTCGTCAAGCAACTCAATGATTTCCACGTCACCATCTTGCACCGTATTTCTCCAGTTTGCGTAGAAAACGTGATTGATACGGCCGTTATCGTCGGCTTTTTCAAAACGACAGAAGCAACTTTCTTTATGTCGTACCTGCACGATGTGACACCCCTCATTGTCGAGCACAATAACCGTAACCGTAAAAAAGAAATACTTCATATCAAGCACCTGCTCAATAAAGAAGCGGTTGAGTTGATTGCGAAAATAGAAGTCGCGAATTTCTCGGTCTCGCGTCTTCTTTTCAGTAGCGATGTCATAGAAGCGTACACCCTGCCCATAACACGTGAGTGCGTTGAAGAGCTTGTTTTGGGCCATGACCATGTTTTCGCCTACCTTTTCAATGATGTGATAAGGCAACATGTCATCGGGGCCAAAGGGGATATACTTATAAGTTTTGCCCCCTTGCGTGAACGTGCGAGGCTGAATGATACCACTATCGTCAAAGACAACGGAGGAATTCTCGGAATACTCCGCATTAGCCGAGGCGCTGTGCCCATTCGTAAAGCCAGCAGCAGGAGCGCTATAGATTTCGTAATCTCCGCGCTTTTCGATAAAGTTCAACGTTGAATCATTTTCCATTTTTACATATAGATTTCTGCGCCCATAAACTCAAAGATACACACATCGCGCACCTCGCGAATTTGCCGATTTTTAGGATTTATCAGGCGATGAGTGCCACCGCGCCAATGTCCCGACTTTACCAGCCAGCCTTTATACTCAATAATGTCACCTGTTTTGAGCTTCCAGCATTTTAGATTTACAAGTTGCTTGCGGATAGCAGCTATATCAAGCTGCTTGCGCATTTCTGTGATGTGAATAGGCTTATTCATTAGTCAAAAGTATTATCAAAAGTATTGTCGAAAATTCGTCCCGCACGCTGCAGGTCAATAACGTTGTGAATGCGCTGTGCATACTGATAAGAGAACGTGAAGCGTGCTATCTCATCATCAAGGTTTGAGACCTCCGATTTCGACTCTGTAAGTGTCACCTCCTTGCCGACAACAGGCTGTCCGTTAATGAAATTCACGACATGCACGCGCTCAGCGCGAAAGAGTTCATCTACCCAGTTCTGTTGTGCAATCGTAAGATAGCCAGTATCAGCCTTGAATAATCGGTTCTCTACAATCTCTATATTACGCGTCTTACCCAGCACATTCGCCGTCGTACGCTTGAAAGAGGGGCTGACCTGATGCTTACCTACGCAATACATCAACTCGTCACAGCCGAAAGAGTTCTCAAACATCAAGATAGGGGCGCAATCAGGGTGGGTCCAATCTATTGTATATTTTTGCGAACGTTCGCCTGCAGTGACAACAAAGAAGTCAAGCACCTTATCAGCCTTTGTGAAGCGTGACGGAGATACGTCAATCGTTGAATATTTACTATTGCCTTGCACCTTAGTTGCAGTGAAATCAGCCGATGAGCCATCGACATAGGTCGCCTTGACAGCAGCCGAGTCAGTACCGAGATAGTGTAGGAACTCCAAGCGTCCTATAGCCGAAATTCTATCACCGCTATAGATAGATAGAAAATGCGTACGCAAGAAGTCTTCGGCATTAGCCGTTACAGTGCCTTGTGTGAAGTCAGCAGCACAATATACAACTTTAGCATTCAACGTCTTTGTATCAATCACAGCGTCATCGTCGCCGAGGTCTGTAATTGTCACAACAACATCTACGCTCAACCTCGCATGTGCATACGAAGTGAAGAGTGCGGAGAGGTCGGTGAGTTCAATGCTGCCGTCGTACTGATACAGATGTTCGTCATACATTCGCACGCCGTCAATTGTCATGACAACGCCTGCGCGACTGCCCCCAATCGTGAAGGATATATCGGGAATTGATGCACTGAAATAGGTGCCTGCAAGAGATTTTAAGATAGTAATCATATCAAATCGATTTACAACACAAAGATAGCGGAGAATACAAGTTAACAAAAATACAAATATAAGGTAGGTAGATTGTATACAATAAAAAACTGCAGACGTCCTCGCGACGCCTGCAGCCGAATTTTAGCCAATTGCCTGTTACCAGGCGAATATTAAAACAAAGATATGTAAAAAAATGTATTTCTACGTTCAAAACTGAGAAAAAATTATCTCAGCCTCCAAATTTTCCAAATCAGCCCACCCGATTCATCAGGTTCGAGTATGTAACCATGTTCTGTCATATAGCTAACAACATCCTGCTGTGTAAGCGGATAAGTACTATCTAACGCCTCGACAATTTCAAGTGTAGTCTTGTTGTCAGCGACAAAAAGATTACTTTGTGAGGGAGGAGGAGCGTTATTAACACGCGTGCTAAAGTACGCATCAAGTACGTTACGCTCTATTTTATTAATCTCATTCATCTTTTTTACCTTTTAAAATTGTTTCTAATTGTCTTCTAAGCGCGTGAAAGCTGCGCACGTAATCAAGCAGCTCTTCATCAGAAAAATCATCGCCTGACAAAATTTTGTCTGTAATATCATTGCAAAGAGATATTCTCACCTCAAGTGCATTAGTATCAAGAAGATCTTCTAAAGCTTCAGTTGCTTGCTGATTTAAATTTAACTTTGTCATAGCGAAATCATATTAAAAAGTTTATCTTCTCTGTAAATTGTGTTATGCAGCAATTTAAGCCAATTTTTCTCTACATTTGTACGTGTGTAAGAGAAATATCTATCAACTATAGATGTTTTCATTTTCCTTTTATTATTTAGTAAAGAGTTACGTGCAAGTCGAATCATCCAGCATCAAGACAACCGACTTACACTATTAATTGTGCTGCTGACTAACTAAGTGTTACTTTTTTCGTTTTTCTTTATTGTTAAGTCTATACACAAGCCAGCCTGCACAGGCAGCAGCAGGAATAGCTACGAGAGGGTGAGAGACAACCGCAAAGACGCTCACACCTAAGCAGATTGTACCTAAGTGCATGTAGAGCACCGTGCGGCGTGTCACGGAGAAGTCACACAACCGCGAATACACCTCGCTGCGCTGGTTAAGATAGTTGTTTACTGAATTTACTGCGTTCGCAAACATTGCGCGAACATCGACGCGCTGTTGAATTTGCGCTCCGTCAAATTGGATAGTTTGTTGCTGCATATTGCATTATCTTTTAACCTTTCCTGCAGTTCCGCTGCGTTGCCGGTAAAACGAGAAAGGCGGTCGCCAATCTCGCTGGTTAAAAGATAATGCTTCCACTCCGAAGAGCTTTGAAAATCTACGAGAAGGCAACCGCCAAATATATTAGTTGTGGGCATAAAAAAAGCCCGAGCAATTTTGCCGAGCAAGTAACCGCTGCTCGCCGGAATGGTCTACCATTATCTTTTAACCGATGGCAAAATTAAAGAAAATCCCCGAAACCTGCAAGAGATTTCGGGGAAAAGTTTAGAATTCAATATTAAATTCTTTCATTATGCTAAGCAATTCAGGTTCTTCTATAACTCTTAAATTGTGACCTTGTGCTTGCAATTCCTCTATTTTCTGCATTTTAGACGGGCCTGCCCCTTTACCGACAATAACAATGTCAGTCCTTTTAGATATAGAGGTATTAATGTCTGCACCATACGCTTTGAGTACTTCTGCAATAGTTTCTCGAGCAGGGAACGTTTCAAGGTTTCCTGTCAGCACAACTCTTTTCATGAAGAAAGGAGTTTCTTTATTCTCCACTTCTTCAGGGGATAAAGGTTGTTTTGTCTCTTTTTTCAATGTTTTTTCTTTAGGCTTGACAAAATGCGGGATGCTTTCCGTAGGCCTGGGTAATTCCACGCCCGACAACACAAGGATTATCTCTGCACAAGCTGTAGCATCACAAAGGGCATCATGATGTTTCCCTAAATCAACATGCAGCACCTTGCACGTTTCCTCTAAAGAGAGTTGCGTTAAGGTGAATGTGTCAACAATGCCTGGAATTGAAATTGTTATGCCATAATGCAATGACACCTTTTCCAACACATCGAGGTCAAAAGAGGTGTTATGAGCTGCCAACACTTGCCCTGATATATAATGTTCAATTGTAGGCCATAATTCTTGGAAAGTAGGGGCATTCTCAACCATTTCGGGAGTAATCCCATGAACATGGGTGTTAGTAACTGTTCTATCATCAGGGATAGGTTTGATGAGAGAATAAAACTTTTGAACGATGACATCGTTCTCTACACGAACAAGGCCCAAAGCACAGGCACTCGTTCTTTCAGGTGTCATTGTTTCAATATCAATGACAGTAAAGGTGTGCTTCTCCATTTTTTTACTTTTACTACGTTATATAATTAAGAGTTATAATATTTCATGATAAAATGGCTTTCTACTTTCACAAGCAAAAAGCCTATACAAATAACCTTCAACTTTATGAAAAGTTGGTATATGCAAAAGTAAATAAAAACTCCCTAACCGGCAAACGATTAGAGAGTTTATTTTACAACTAAATTTATACACATAGTCATACACATAAAAAAGCCTCCCATGCTCACGCACAAGAGGCAAGAGTTCTTTTACTTAATTGAAGCATGAAGCATTCAATATTCTATCAATAAACACTCACTACTTCTATTTTCTTAGCGAGCGACTTGATGCCTTGAACAATCAGTTGCTTACGCTCTTGACTGGGTCTCCTTGTGCCAACTGCATATTGACGCATAACAGCTTCACTGATACCAATTTCTCTTGATACGCCTGCAACATTTATAAAGTCATAATAGTTAAATAAAGCCCCTACATCAAAAGTATATTCAATTTCTAATTCAGGAACTCTAACACCATCCTCTTTCAAATCAAGTTTAGTGTCCTCCCAGCCTGAAAGCATATCGGCAATTGCAGCCTTTGCAGAACTCCCCTGACCAAGAACACGCGCCTTAACACTATCCACTTCAAGCACACAAGAAAAATTTTTCTCTCCTGGCTCACGTTCAACTTTTGCAATAATCTTTTCCATATTGATAATATTTTTAAAATGTCCTATCACATCTATATTCATTCAAGAAAAAGAGAAGCCACCCACCCTATTGCAGGTGGCCCTCCTTTACTCATTCAAGAGGTCTTTAAGGATAGACTTAGCTGTTTTCTCCTTAATCTCCTTGCTTCCGTGCCTCGGTATTGTTGTTCTCGCTCCTGTTTTAGGATTAAGCCAAACATCATGCGAAGCACCATGTCGTTTCAAAAGGCATCCTGCCTTCTTCAACTTACGAATAAGTTCTGAATGTTTCATAAAATAAAAGAGCTCTTTGTTTTAATCACAATGCAAAGATAACAAAAAAGTAAGCAACCACCAAATATTTTGCTTACTTTTTTGTTATCAATAGAAGATTTAACACTTTTAATGGAAATATCAAACGTCTACAAATAAATCTGTTACATCGCAACCTATTGCTTGTGCAATATCATAAAGAAAGCTTAAGCGCATATCTTGTGCCATACGCCAGGATAGCGTACGTTCTTTCAATCCTAATTTATCGGCGATCATCGGAATTGTAACTCCATGCTGATGCGCCACTCTCACAATAGCAATTTTTTTCATCATCTCACTTTTTTAGTTAGAAATTCGGCTGCTTTCCGCAAAGATGTTGCGAGCTTAATATTATCAAATTCGCCTCTATTTAGAACAAGTCGCCAACACGGAGCCTTTGTGCGTACAAGATACAACTCACTTTCATCCTCACTAAATTCAAAAACAAAAGTATCTTTGAAGCATATAGCACCATGATAACGTGCAACCCATTCGCCCATCTCTCGCATGATACGAGCAAGTTCTTGTGGCGTGTGACTGACATCTTCAAGAGGTGTAACATTCTGACTTTCGTTGAACAACCCCTCATCAAAAGTGATAACGATACCGTTTTCTCTATCCGTCAGTACCCAGCCATTAGGCCGGGTGCTGCTCTTTTGTAATATGTATTTATTCATTCATCAAATATTTTCTAATTTCTGAATTAATAGGTTCAAAACCAAATCTTGCAGAAAAAAGTCGATTAAACATCTTGCTTCTACGTTTGCGACGCTTATCTCCATTACTTGCCTGGTCGCCGTATGCATCTGCCTCTTTCCACATCTTCTCTACTTCCTCCTTATTTGCATCAACAATCGCTTTCAACTTTTCGCATTTTGCATTATAGATTGCAACAGCTTCTTCGCGTTCTTTTTCAGCAGCTAAATGAAACTTGAACCGCTCTTCAGCAAGTTTCATTTCCGCATTAAGATGCTTAGTAATCATGCCTTTTAGCGTGCCTTTAATTTCTATCTGTAAATATTCAGCTACTTCTTCGACAACATTATATATGTCAAAGATGTGACCATCAATATCTTTCAGATAAAAACATTTATCGTTATGTCGGTTAGGTGCGCCATAATTTGGCTCGTGGTCCGATACTCTAACTTTAAGATTGTTGTAATATACATAAATAGAACCAGTACCAGCAGTGTGAACTCTAACGCCGTCTAATTTCTTTAGAAGATTCTCAATTGTTGTCATAAGCCTTACAGTTGTTGTGGTGTGTCTCACCTTTTAATTGTTGTTGTTAATTGATTACATTGCAAAGATAAGATAAAAAATTAAATCCGCAAGTTATATTTGCGGATTTAACACTATTTTAACACAAAATATTAATTTATCTCCGAAAAGGAGCTTTATACTCTACTTTTCAAAACAAAGCCCATGCGTCGAGGTCGATATCAGGATGTTCCCAAAACTTCTCGACACGACAATAAAGCGCATCTATTTGCGCAGACGATAAAGACTTTATTTTTTCGCAAAGCGACTTTACATCGATGTTCCACTTTGCGCCGATACCTTCATATAAATCGCTATCCTCCATGTGTGCTATTAGAGCATCTTGCGAATAGCGAAAAGTTTCGTCTTGTGTATAAGTACCATTCAGGCTATCAACAATAGCTTTCCATTCTGAACCTTCGAAACGTCCGCGCAATTCATTCATGCTCGCTTTTTCAATTGCAGAAAGCTTGCGTAAGGAAGCGTTAATCTGTTCATTAAATGAAATACCTTCATTCTTGCTCATTTCGTTGTAGAGAGCGTCATCAATTCTTAATGTTACATTTTTCATGTGCTAATTATTTATTTGTACACTGCAAATATACAAAAGAAAATCAAAAGTGCAAACAAAATCTCGTGCAAAAATGAAACAAATTTGTTTCGCTATAAAAAAACAAGTGAATTACACGATATAATTATGCCCTCTTACTTCGTAGCAGGAGGGCTAATAGATAATGTTTATTCAATTGTAACACCTTCAAAATCAGTGTAAGATGAAAGAAAATTCTGTAATCTCTTAAAATCAGCATCCGAGCAGAAAAAGGTTGCACGTTCGTAACAAAGTCCATTCCAAGACGAAGATACCCAGCGAAACGCCTTGATTTCTATATCTAACTCGAAAATACTTCTGCATCCTACATTCTGATTTGCATACCATGTACATTGCACCTCATGTTTTTTGAAACCTTTTTTCATATTTATTGCCCGTCATGCCGATAGCGCAGCGTTAAAGTTACTACTTATAAGAGGGCTATTTTTTATTATTCATCTTCCTCCTCATCTTCACTTACATAGTCCAATAACCAATTTGACCAGCCGTCAGGATAGACATATCCGTCGAATATTTTTTGAAAGGGGTCAAATACTCTAAAGTCTACGAAATTACCATCCTCAACCGCAACCTCTACATCAAAATGGTTATTTTCAGCTTGCTTTTTTGAAAAAGAAAGTCCGTTCTCCTTGCAGAATGATTGTACACCTTTGAAATTATCGCTTAAAAAAATAGTTTTCATATTCATTGCCCGTCATGCCGATAGCCCAGCGTTAAGGTTACTACTTATTAGATTATTTATTTGAAATAGAACTTGCACATCACGTCATCTATCATATTTTTGTAGACGAAATTCATGCCACATAAATACATTGTTAAATCTTCTTTATCATCGCAGTTAGTCACCTGCACTGCCTCATTGATTAAATCAAAATTTTCACAACTTGTGCAATTGAAATCTCCGCCGTCCGAACTATCGAAACCTTGATACTCTTCACCTTTATAAGTAAAGCTGTTATCTCCATCCTCTACAACGTCAGCATTATTTAACACCTTAATATTTACTTCTATATCGTTGTTCTCAATATATTCAGTGATAGCCTCTTTTACGATTTCTTTATATTCCTCTTCGTCGATATAGTTCATATCAATTACATCGGAGAATTGTTTGCTAAAATTATCATAGCTATTCAGATTTTGAACAAGCTCGCGGAAACCCTCTATATCTTTTCCGTCAAATAAATCTTCAATGTGGGATTTAACACGTGCACGCTGTTCCTCCTCTTCGTCATTAAGCATCTTAGACCAAATATCATTAGCCTTATTGAGTAAATTATTCCACTCTTCTCTATCTTCTTCAGATAAAAGAGTATCCCAATTCTGCTCATAGTCTTCATTTTCGAAGAGTTCATAAAAGAAGTTTGGTTCGTTCTCAGCCTCATTCTCAAGGTACTCTTTGAAAGAAATCTCTTTCATGTTGTTGTTAAGGTAATAGCTTTCTTTAATTGCTGAAAGTACAAAAGAATTAATCATAATTTTGAACAGTTGTTATGGTGTGTCTCACCTTTTAATTGTTGTTGTTATTTGTTTACGTTGCAAAGATAGAAATAAAAATTAAATCCGCAATACATATTTGCGGATTTAACACTATTTTAACACAAATACATGATTTTAGACCCAAAAAAGGCGTTGTAAGGAATATTTTAAGCAATTAAAGCGATGAGAATACTAAGAAACGATAACAATAAATTGCAAGGCAATTGCTTAAGAAACAGGTAAAATGTTAGTCAAAAAGGGCGTTTTTGTTGGCGAGGCTCCGATTTTCGAGGAAATTGGAGCAACAAAACACGGCTTTTATTCCTATTTTGCACGGCCCTAAGCAGTTAAAACGTTGAATTACAGCGAGAAACGTTTTAACTGAAAGAAAAAAGCGAACTTCGCTCTTTTTGTACCCCCCACCGCCCTACGCCCGACATGGCAATTGCCTCTTTGAGTTTAGCGGAATATGTAAAACAAAATTATCATGCAGGCAATTGCCTGCGGTCGCAAGGGAGGGCACGAAAAAGGCAGGCAACTCAAAAGCTGCCTGCCCTCTCCTTTGGAAAAACAATTTTATAATTTCCCGTTGTCACGATAAGAATAAAAGTTGCCATCCGTAACGATAACATGGTCAACGAGATAGATGCGAACAGCCTCGCAAGCCTTTTCCAATTGCCTTGTAAGTTTATCGTCAGCCACTGACGGCCTAACACCACCGCTCGGGTGGTTATGTGCAAAGGCTAACACTGTAGCATTACACAATAAGGCCTCTTTTAGAATAACGCGAACATCAACCGCCGTTTCCGTTATTCCCCCCTCACTTATCTTTATCGCTTTAATAAGCTGGTAGCGCTGATTAAGCAACAACGCATGCCCCTGCTCTACAGATAAATCGCGCATTTTAGGCAAAAGATACTCATAAATAGCGAGAGAAGAAGAAAATTCTACAATATCATGCGCCTGCTCGGCCTGCCTACGATTCGCGAGTTCAAATGCTGCCCTTATGCTAAGTGCCTTGCTCTTTCCTATACCCTCAAAGCGCATAAGTTCAGCCGTTGTCATTCGGGCCAACCTCGCAAGACTTTGCCCGCAATTATTCAGCAACTCCCTGCACAACTCAACAGCATTAAGTTGCGTGCTGCCACTCCCTATGATGATAGACAACAATTCCGCATTAGTAACTACATCGCCCCCTACATTATCAAATTTGAAACGTGGCTGCTCTTCCTTAACCCAACTGCAAATATTAGAATTATTCATGATGATGATTATTTATATTGATTATATAATTTTTTAGATATGCCTTTCACCGACTTAGCAATGAACAAAGCGCCCATAACCTCCGCCCCTGTTTCCTGCAAAAGTGCTGCAAAATTTTCCGCTGTTGCGCCTGTTGTAACAAGGTCATCGAATATAATAACCTTGCGCCCTGCAAAGAACTCTTTATCAAAAACAACATGATAGTTGGCGTTATCCTGCACAACATGATTTGCAGTGCGATGCAAAGCTTCACGTTTCCCTAAAATTTGAATGTGTTTCATAGCATTTTCTTGCTGACAACGGCAAGCGACAACATGAGAGAAGTAACTAAAGCGGTGACGATATTCAGCATTAGAAGAAGCAGGCACACACACAATCGTATATTCATTGCACCTGTGACCATACCAATTCCACATTAAACGTACAATTAAATCAGCTGCAAAATTAGCAGCCTCCTTGCGACCACTTTTGAAATTGTAAATAAGGTTACGCACCATAACAATTTGCTCGCTTGTAGCAGCAAATCTTTGAGGTAAATACTCATAAAAATTAATCTTTTTCATATTCATTTTGGTTAAAATTCTGGGAATGTTCAAGAGCCTTACTGGAGATTTCCACGTGAGGAGTGAACTTTTTTTTATTCCGTACAAAGCCCGGTCGCCTTCTTTCGATTTCCGATGCGAGGTTAAGAGGTGTCAGGGTGTCAGAACGCTGGGGTTCTGGCACCTTTTTGGTGTTGGATGCCGTTATTTTTCAGCGAAGCGAATAAATGACGGAGGCTCCGACTACAAAAAGTGTCAGGTTCACAGGTTCAGACAACCGACGCCTCTACCTTTGCATCGAAATCTGAAAGTAGGAGATTGGGATTTGGAAGAAAAAAAGGTTCGCTACGAACACAAAAACACCGCGTAGCGACCTACTCTCCCCTTTAGGGGCTGGGGGCCTAACGTCCGTTGAACGAAGATACGACAGCGCCTGACATGTTGATATCGAATGTAGGGAATTTCTCTACACCGATTGCAAAAGTGTCAAAAGCGTCGGAGCCGTCTGTACGATTCTCAAGCTTATCTTCTTCGGTCTCCGCGAGCTTCTCCCCTCGCTTATCTTTCTTACCCATGTACACGCCTGCTGTTTGGATAGAAAGGAGAAGATCAGGGTTATTATCTCTATTGAAAAGTAGCTGATGTTTCGCACGGCCTTGAAACATTCTGTTGATGAGCAGCTGCTTCTCGATATGGTTCCACTGTTTGCCGATACACACGTCATTAACGTACCAGCCGTGCGACTTCAAGCCGTTGCAAATAACAGCGTGAAAGTCATCATTGCCGACAGCGTAGTTATTGCTGATAAAGGTCGTATCATAGTAGAAAACGACCTGTCGATTAGGGAAATATTCGTAATATTTACAGAAATCTTCAACAAGTTGAGGAAGTTTGCGTTCATACTTTACGTATAGCGAATTTACGACACGCGCCTTGCCGTCATTCCCCAGCTGCCCGACAACGCACCAGTTTATATTTAGATTCGCGTCAAAGGTGATGATGAGCGGTCTGTCAGGTTCAAGATCAGCATCCATTCTGCAGTCGACATCCTGAAGCCGTTTGAAATCATAATCAAGGCCGTCGAGATACGACGTTTTTGGCGCAGTGTAGAGATTAGACGGACGTAAGCAATTATAAAAGCCGTCCATCTGCAGCCCTATACGAAGCCCTAAAATAGATGTTGCAAAGGTGAGCGCAGGCAAGTTGCGTTTCTGATCATAAAAAAATTGTTCGCCCAGGATAGCAAGGTTTTCGAGGCTCGAATACTCTTTATATAAGGTAAGATGCCTACGCAGTTCATTAATGGTAGACTGCAATTCATTGATTTTTTTTGCGTAATACGCTTGCCTCTCCGGGTATTTAGCTGCAGCTTGCTTGACTTTCCAAATTTGAAAGACGAGTCCCTCGACCACTTCGACCAATTCCGGGTCCATCTGCTTTTCGAAATTAAGGAACCATGATCCTGCTTTCGTTACAGGCATATCGGAGGTTATTGTCAATCCGTGATGCAGGAAGCAGTTCCCGAAATACATCTCATTACCTCGATTAGTCTGAAAGGTTTCATTCTTAAGCTGCTCAAAATCTATGAATTTTGCCTCGTCAATAAGAATAGCATCAAGTGACATAGAGTTACTTGTACCACTTCTATCCTGTGAGATAAGCGTCACGTATGAACCATTATAGAACGACACAACATTATCATAACTTTCAGGCTCCCAGATTGGTTTAGCCCAATTTGATGCCTTAGCAGGGCGATGCCCAACACAATAAAATAAATCTTTCTTATACCCCCAATTATTCAGGTGCATAAGGATAGAAGGCAAGATGTTAGTAAGGCCACGCTTGACGGAGGGCACGACAAAGCCTATCGAGCAGCGAGGCATGAACTGTACAAGGTCAAGCATGCGCTTAGCTTGAATAAGACCCTTGCCGATACCACGACCGCACACATCAATGAGGTTGCGCGGAGACATCGCAAGAGAATAATATTGCGCATCATTGAGATAGATTTTCTTCCTGTCCTGTGTCGCCATCTTCGAAACTATTTATATCTTCTTTCACTTCAACAAAATCAGTATATTCCAGATCAGCACCGAACCTCTTTTTAAGCTTAGCAATCTTATCACGAAGACCTTTAACAGGCTTGATGCCAACAACAGATGGATCATCCGTCGGCTCAATGATAAGCGGTTTAATTTCGCTGTAATCAACAGGGACGGCATCAATTTCACCAACACGATTATATTTTGCATAATCCGCATTTGCCTTTTCGGCGGACCGAAAATCTTGCGCAGCCATAGCCTTTTTATAGACTTCTTCCGTGCGCTGATTGAACACATGCCGATGCCATTCTTTCGACTCCTTTTCGATATTTCCGATTAAGATCTTCAGCAAACGCACATCATCATACGCCTCACGCTGCTTGATATCAGCATTCATATCAAGATCATGCTTCAAGATCTCGCGAGAAGTTTTTTGAGGATAATTCAGCCAAAAAGTGTACAAAGCCCGAAGCCGAAGCAAGCGCTTTACAACGTGTTCCGGCAACAATTTCTCTCGCATCTCATCAATCGAGGCGAAAAGATTAAGTTGATAATCATCAATATTAGCAGGCAGGCTCATATTTTATTGCAAATCGATTAGCATTCTATTCAAGTCAGAGAAGCATTGTGTAATAGCAGAAGGAGCGCAAGCTTCAGCAAGTTCAAGGTTCTTGCAGCGCAAGTCATTAGCGGTCACCGACATTCCCCTCAAAAATGCGATACGCGCAGGATTACCTTTTGTCTGAATATCAAGCGAGAAAACGTCTTCGTCAATACCCAAAAGGCAACCAATCTGAGTCGCCGGAGTCAGCTGACGTGCTAACTTTTCTATCATTTTCAATTGCTCTTTTGTATATTCCATTTAGTTCACAACTATTATCAATTATTTTTTTCAACCCCTCATATAGCGAAAGGAAAATTTCTTGTGATGTAGAGATAATTGTACACTCAGCACGTCCTCCGTAAGTGTTATTCTGACTTGAAGCTACCGAAATAGTCTGCCCAGCATCCGTTTGCACAAGCACTATTTTAGAGTGATTCATGCCCAAGTAAGCAGCATCGAAACAATATGACATTAGCTGATTGAGCTTGACCGTCTTCTTTGAAGCTTTCAAGTCTGCAACCATTACGGCACGACGAATAAGTCCCTTTTTACGAAGATTAAGAAAGCCATTTAAGAACTCTTCGCTCGTTGAAAAAGTCGATACATAGACATCAGCACGCCCAGTCTGTTCGAGTATCCATCCGAGCAGACCGAGCGTGTGAATGCCAGTACCGAGATAGCACTGCAAAGCAGTACTATTCAGCGGTTTCAGATTCTGTTGTATTTTCTTGCTTATCATCGAAAGAAAGACCTAAAGCAACAAGACTTGTGCGTAAGTCATCACCGATAACAGCACCAGCCTTGCGAATAGTATCAACACGCTGTTGCATTTTCGCAAGCAAATCAGTAAATGTAGCGCGGTCACTATCAGAAGCACCCTCGCCCTCTACAGCAAGCTTCAAAGTAGCAAGCTTCGATTGATTCTTGCTCAAATAGCTACGTGCAGAATTAACGCTGTTATCAAGTGTAGTTTCCGTGTTTTCAGTTGAGGGCGTTGTTGGAGTAGTCGTATTAACGACAGCTTCATCATAAGCAGCCATCTGCTTAAAATATTTAGCGTCCATCGACGCGAGCAGCTGAAGCTTATCATAGCGTTGACATGAAGGCAAGTCATTCATTGCCTTTAGCTCCTCAAACAAGGCCTTGATATCCTTATAGAGGTTACCGTTGTCAACCCACAGCTGTTGCACATCTTCAGGCAGTTTATCGTGGTCCTCACGACGGCCTAACTGACGAACAAAGCAAGGCTTCTCGCTATCATCAGAGATATTGACCTGCAAAGGAATAACAGGCTTATTCTCAGTATCAAGCAGAAGCGCATCATCATCCGCAGCAGGCTTGCCATTATCGAGAAGTTTTTGAGCGCTCGGAATAACCTCTTTATCAAGGAGATTCACCTCGTCAAGCGTTAAGCCGTCAAGTCGATATTTAAGATGTTGCTTCAGCTCATAAACTATTTTATCAATAATTGCTTCAGGGCGCTGAAGAGACAAAGAGAGAAAGCGAGCATAAGCTTGATTACGAGGTGCTATACGCAAAAGCAAAGAAGCACCTGCAGAAGCAGAATCTAAAGGAAGAGGTTCTTGATTCAACCACTCCTGAATTTCTTTTGTAAATTTAGGATCTACGTTCATAATAAATTATTTTAATAAAGAAGGCACGACGGCAAACGCCGGCCGTGCCTTGAAACAGAAGTTATGTTATAAAACAGAGAAGTTTTAACCGCCTGGAACGCCAGCAGCTGCAGGAGAAATCAACTGACCTGTAGCACCGCTAATTTCGCCGTCATCAGTAACCAGCTTGCCCGGATAGAAAGGTAACGGAACAAGGCTCTCACAAGAAGCCTCTATGCTCGTTTGGTTCGCATCATTTGAACTCTTACCCCACTTCTGAGCAGGCTTCACATTTGTGTGAAAACCAGGATCACCGATGATGCGTGCCTTGCCGTCGCGCTGGAAAATAACAATGATAACATCATCGTTATTCATCATAGCGATAGTACCAGTTGCCTTTTCAGCAGTACCAGGGATAGGCAGTGTAGCCTTGTTGTTGAAGTGGTATGATCCATACGCCCCAACCTGCTCACTTTCAGGCTCCATCTCGTTCGGCATAAGGTCTATGCGATGAAACTTCGCATCAGCAGCAAGGGCAAAGTCGCCGTCATAGACAGCAACCTTATCAATATCTGTTGCTTCAGCAAAAGGAAGTTTCGGCCACTTCGCTATCTTAGCCTTTTTGATGAAATAAGCCTTTTCAATTGCGCCAGGCATAGACACCTGACCTTGACAATGCTCGACACTTTTATAGATGTCGGCCATATCTGTACAACTTTTAGCCATATTCTTAGAATTTAGAGATTAAATATTAAGCCTTGTACTTAGCAACAAGCAAACGCTCTGGGCTAATAGACTCGAACTGACAACCGAAGAACATCGTCATGATGAACTGCAGTACGAATGCTTTATGCTTTTCAACTGCAACAGTTTCATCCTCACCCATTTGATTGAGACCAACCAGCATGTTGTTCTTTGTTGTCAGATGAATGAAGTCAGAACCGCTCTTGTTAGCAAGCGCAACGATTTCGCAACGATTTTCAGACCCCTCGACGAAAGTCTGTTTATACTGCAAGTTGTAAGGGATAGCGCCCGTAACAGTCTTGTAGTCATCGTTGTAAGCGTCGAGCACTGAAGGCGGAACGAAAAGCTTACATTGCTGATCACGCAAGTGCTCATTAGCAGCACGCCAAATCTTCTTCAACGTATCGACAGCATTCGTCGCGTCAATCTTTGTGACATCAAGCTGCAAGAAATTACCCTTACCAGCTGCGATGTTACCAGCCGTAATTTCGTCCGCGGTAATGGTATCAAAGCCGTTGAAAAGTTCAATCGTCTTAGTACCTGTATCTGAGCGCTTAGCCTTCCAAACACTCTTGTATAAGTTTTGTCCGACCTTAGAGGAGAGATAGTTCAGCACAGTTCTTGTGATATCAGTTGTCTTCAACCCCTCACCCTTAGTGAGTGCAGAACCGTAGATTGACTGATATACAGAGTTGGGAGAGAAGTTCTTTACTACGCTACCGAAATAGGTGTAAAGCGTACGTGCAACGATGCTTACATCCTCGTCATCCTCTCTATTCTGATCGTAAGGACCTATTTGCATGTCACCGGTCAATTCACCAACGGTCTCCGAATAGCGAATACCCGTGCGCACGGTAACATGCTTCAAGAATTCACCGAGTGAAAAGACTGGCATCATCAGAATTTCGCGACGGAAAGAAGCAGCACTCTTAGCAAGTGCTTCAGGAGTAATAGTTACTTTAGCCATGTTTAGAGATCTTTTACAGTGTTATACATTTCACGAGCTTTGTTGACAAAGCTAAGCTCGTCCTCATCTTCTACAGTGCCAGGAGCGTTGTTCTTCGTTTCTGCACCCGGAGCTTTAGAAAGATTAGATAACTTTTCATTCGCTGCAGCGAGGTCGGCATTTGCCTTATCAAGCTGCTTTTGCAAATCGTCCTTAGCTGTGTTGGCAGCATCAAGGTCTTTCTGCAAAGTTCCAAGACGGTCATCGACAGTCTTAACCTGGTCCTGCGTGAGATTGATAGAACCGTCTTCTGCAGGTGAGAAGCCGTCTTTCACATTCAGCAAGTCCATGACATTTTTAAAAATTTTAATCATGTTTTTTACAGAATTAGCGGGATTGTTAGAGAAAAAAGCCTTAACCGCCTCCACCGACTTTTGGATAAACGATTTTGTTGGATTTCCTTTCTCATCAACGACCTCATCAGCAGTAGCTGTAGGGAAAGGAGGTAGACCAAATTCTTGAAATATATTGTTATTAAAATGGTTGCGGATAGAATTAGCTTTACGTGCAGCATCATCATCTTCACGAATCTTATCAATCAGACCGAATTCAAGTGCATCTGAAGGAGAAAGCCATGCCGCCTTTTGCATCTTAGCCATGCAGTCCTCGACCGACTTGCCGTTTTTCTTAGCATAGAGAGAAGCGATGACCTTATCTATCGTATTCAGATCATCACGCTCCTTTTGATATTTTGCTATCAGTTCATCAAGCTGCTCTTTGTTAGCTGACTGCCATTCCATCACAGCCGTTGAAGCATTATGAATGAGCATCAAAGACCCCTCGGACATATCGACAGATTTCGCACCCATTGTCAAGAAAGTAGCTGCGCTTGCAGTCATACCAAGAATGTGAATATTCACTTTGCCATGATCCTTAATCATCTGATAGATTTCAAGACCAGCATCTACATAACCACCAGGCGAAGAAACAGCGATATCTACTTCTTCGTCTTGGTGTTCATTCAGGAAGTCACGGACCATTTTAGCGGTCGTTCCTCGCTGACCCGTCCACCAATCAAATGCAACACCTATTTGTCCAGAAATAATGAATTTGTATTCCATATTCTAAATTATTTGACACAAAGGTATATTATAGGATATATGAATAAAAGTACCTAAATTTTAACGAAAGGCGGTTTGTTGACGGATGAGTACGTTAGAGTATAGGTGTTCAGTTGACTATCTGAGGGGCTGTCGGGGTGATTTTCAACACGGGTAATTACTGAATAAGGACGCGTATCTGTACCAACAGCAATACATTCACCTGCAGAAGTATCGCACAACGCAATATATCTCTGTGTGCAGTCAATGTCACATAAGGTTGAAAAAACGAGCTTAGAAGTGAAAGATACGCAACCATCATCTACCTTAGAAGATACAGATAATGAGGCAGGTGTTTTGAGATGTGACAAAGGCTCAATGTCTGTTTTAAGAGTTAAAGCTACATGAGAGCTGTCAAGTCTGCGATACGAAGTAATATTTTTTACAGGTATCAACGTAATGCGAATAATTGTGTTTAATTTCATATCTGTTTGTATTTGTTTGAAAAAGTACGTAACTGTATGTATTCGTTGTGAGTGTTCGCGCGCGAAAAAAAAACAGTATAACGTAGATTTATTTTATTGTTAAAAAATTAAAAAGAACTTTCATGCCTATTTTTTTCGGTCAGATCTATATTGTTCTTGATATATGCATTTCGTAATCGGTACCAGCGCTGACGAATAGTATCTGCATAATCTATAGAGATACCATGCTGCTCACACCACGCATAAATAGCCGTCATCATATTACAACCTATATCGCTCATATCACCGAGTTCTTTCCACAACGCGCGTTTAAAAAGATACTCGCAACATTCCGCAACAGCCTTTTTTCCTCGCGGAGTTAAATAGTTATAATAGCGTGCAGGCTTGGTGCATGAGTCTGGAATAGAGATAGGGGTAAGTCCGTCCTCCTCGACATCAGGAGCCTTATCGTCAGGACGGCGCATTACAAAATGATGAATCGTTGAATTTTCAGGGCCTTTATCGGGAAAGACTGCAGGAGTGCCGAAATCGTGTTGAATGAACTGCTGAACAAAAGGTTTAAGTTTGATGTAGACATTGAAATCGCTCATAATTAGGATATTTAATGTCGCAAATATAGTAAAAAAAAGCGTATGTTATACACGAAACAAGCCGTTTTTCCTCGTACAAAAAGAAAACGACTTGTTGTATAAGGATGTAGTTTTTTACTACACACAGCACACACACCTACACACAAAATTATAAGTTACTGATATTCAATACATTACAAATTTATTTATAGATGAAGAATGTGTGTAATCTCTATATTTGTGTGTAAATAGAGTAAAATAGCTATAAAAACAGTGCTTGTGTGTGTAAATGTGTGTAAGATGTGTGTAAATGTGGTCTACGTAACTCATTGATAATCAGCGTGTGTGTGAGTGTGTGTGCCGTGTGTAATTCGTTCTTTTTTCAGCGAGAAAATGAAATACACACACGCGAAAAAAAAGAGGACCGCGTTTCACAACACAGCCCTCTCTATAATCTTAATTATAACGTTAAAAAGTATGTATAAAAAACTAACTCTCTAATTCCTTTTAGAAGTACTTATATCTTTTACTTTTGCTTTCATATCTTCATTCTCCTATCTCCTCGTGATACTTTCGCAATGTTTCCTTCACACGCTTTAGAGCCTCTTCGGCTTGCTCGCTGGTACGGAAGTAGTTGCTAAACTCGTGTCTATTTTGATCAGCACAATGCCCATCTTCTTTATCTACCATTAGGATTCCTTGATTGCCAACATAATAATATTCCTTACCATCTTTCGCTCTCCACCTAATCTTCTCCACTCGCTTCTCTTCTGCATTCCATTTTAACCCTTGCTCTTTCATCTTGTCGAAGAGAAGTTGCTTTTCTTCTTCGGTAGAGTAAGATAAATCATTGTTACTCCACCTGTTGCTTGGAGATTCACTGATAGAAATCTGATTGCATACGTCTAATCCAACATAGTAATAATGAAACCCCCTTTTATCCGTACTTTTGTAAATAAAAGCATTGCACCTTTTCCCGTTTACAACAAGTACAAGCACGTCCCCGTCCTTAAACTCCTGTGTTTCATTTTTTTCTCCTTTCTCAATTATTACACTTCCGTCCTTAACGATTGCTTTGCAACCCTCTGGAATGGTGAAACTATCACCGCATTGTAATTCTACTTTCATAATTCTTTTATTTATTTATTCTTTTTACGTTTCTTTTTCCTCTTACTTGCGTAGGGTGTTGACCCTGCACGTGATTTAGTTTTCTTAGGGGGTATGTACAATTCCATAGGGTATATTTCTATTGTTTACTGTTATTCCGTTCATAAATCAAAACTAATCTTAGGATTCAAAAAGCCTAATCAAACAATTCTAATTGTCGAGGGCTGAATACTTCTTTATAATGAGCAATCTTAGACATAGCCTCTTTAAGTGTTGGAAGTACGGATGAACCCCTAATTTCGGGTTCGTTACTATCGTCATCATCTATATCTCCGCCCCTGAATTGAATTTCATCTATAACACGTTGGCATTTCTCTTCTAATGAATTCAAGGCTTCGGAAACAGCTTCTTTCTCGGTATTATAACCGTCTTTTAGCGTATCAACATAAGATGCACCACTGCAACCGCCTTGCGTCCAAAAATTATAATGGAGTCCAAAATCCCACCGTCCGTTGTCTGATTGTGCTGTTACGACTTCAAAGTAATTTGTTTTATTAGCCCATTTTATCTTAACATTCGGCGTTAAGCATACATCGCAGATGTTGAAGCCAAAATTTTTGTATTGATGCACGATTTTGGGTCTGTCTCCCTGTTCCAAATATTTGCACCATTCTTCGAAAGTGAAATTTTGCGCTGTGCATTTGCAGCTATGGTGAATATCTTTACTCATATCAGTATCTGAATTTAGTAAAATGAATAATTACCATAGGCTTTATTACATCGGCCAAGCGGAACCAATGATACCAATCTGAAAAAGATAGCCCGTCGTTATTTGCCAAGTTCGTTAAATCAACCAATTGGCTACTATCAACTTTTGTAGGGCGCATAAAATCGAATATATCCAATCGTTGTATGCCGATGCCATTCTCGGCTGTAAGCATTGCTATTTCCACTTGCTTGCTCCTATACGGCTTGCCCGTCCATTGGCGGACAGATAATACAGCACGTCCCTCCTGCACTTCCTTAATGCGTTTCTCCCATAGAGGGTAATTCGCTCTGATGGTGTGCAGCTTAGGGAAGCTGCAAGCCCTTACACAACTGTTACAGTCGGATATATTTATGCCCGACAAATCTTGCGGCGAAGCACAATCAGGACAACTTTGCCCTAACAAGAACTTCTCTTTGAAATGTGTTTCTTCCCCTGCTCGTTTGTGATTTGCAAGGAAATGTCTTGATAGTGTGATTACGTATGTTTTCATATTATATGTATTTTGTTATTGTGCTGGAGGGAAAGGCAGCGCTCCCTCATTCATATCTTCCTCGTCACTATCACCGCTCGAAAGTGACGTTTCTAAGTTCAAATCAAATTTACTCTTCAGAAGTTCATAGTCGAAACACAAAGGATTGTCGAATTGTACAAGTTCACGACTTCCTCCATTTTCACCGCATCCATACTGCTTCTGTACTTCGCCGTCAATGATGCGCTTAAAGCGTTCTGACCCTTTCTTCTTACCTAAATAACCCGGAGAAGTCTGCAAATAGAACCTGATACTTCGCTCATTCATAGCCTTTGAGTCTGTCATCTTAGCAGCCTTTTTGAACTGCAGAATAATGCGTTTGGGGCGAATAAGAAGTATAGCTGTCTTTTTGTTGAAAAGTCGGTTGTCAAGGATATTCGTAGAAATAGCATCAAGGTATTTAATCTTGTAATCGCCCTCGTCATAGATCATACCACTTTGGCTCATGTATTGGAATATATCCCAGAAAATACCCATTTCATTCGATGACGCACATTCCTGATTCTGTAGACGAATACCTTCAATTGTAATATTCTTCATTTCCTCATAACTCCAAGGTAGCGACATACATGAAAGGAGACACTTATAAGAAGTAAGCAATACTGCCCAATCTCGCCAGATACGGTCTTCGACTTCATTGCCTTGAATACCGAGTGAAAGATCATCGCAAACTAATTTATAAGCATCATGAAAAGCGTTCTCAAACTCGGTACGATGAGAAAGAATTTCATTTGTAAGATGACTAACTCCCATCTTACGGATAGCCGTTAGTTCATTGAATTTCACCTTTGCATCTCGATCATGTACCGTCTGCGAGAAAGTAAGGTAAATCGTACGACTGAACAAGGCAACGTCGACAGTAGGCATTTCCTGTCCTGAAAGGATAACAGCAGAGTCAACAGAAGTAATCTCACGTTTTTTGTCGAGGTCCATGTTCATACGGCTGCGTCCAGTGCCGTCGTACAGACCTTTTAAGAATTCAATTTTAACAGGGTCAATACAATTCTTATACTCATCAATGTGCACGAGTGCATTACTACATTGAGCAATTGCATCAGCTAAAGCAGCTATCGTCGCATTTTGAATATTTAGGGGAGTATTATCTGCAATAAAGAAACTCATTAATGTATGTCCGAGCTCAGATTTACCTGAGCCTTTGGGACCAAATAGGTTCAGAATAGGAAAATTCTTTGTGAAGCTTACAACAATATCCCTGAAGAGCGTTGCAAAAAGGAACATGATACCCACCTTTGCATTAGTACCGAACACATCAGCCATCATCTTGCAGTAGTTAGGTAGTGTCACACTTGAATGATTCTCACGATTAGAGAAAAGCCGTTCAAATTTGAACATATCCTTTCTATCAGAATATATTTTTGACATTGCAGGAAGATAGTAATTCACTGTGCCGGCAAGCTGTCCCTCTTCATTATATTTATCAAGCCTACAAATGCCGTAATCATCTACAGCAACGAATTTTCCCTCATTAAAGATGCCATTTCCCCAAACAAAAAAGCCAGCTTTATTCCAACCTAACTGCTTTATTTCTTCTGCAGTTTCTGTATTATCATAGAGGAAGTCACCGAGCGCATTAAGTTCTGCAGGACCACTCTTCCACCTGAAGTTGCCCATAGAGCCAACACGCTCACGGAAATTCTGCAAGGAGTACATTTCAGCTTCTTTCATTTCGATAAGAACCTCTTCTCTATTTACATTCGTAAGCTTATAAAGACGCTTTGAATTGTAAGGGTCCTTGATGTGAAAAAGAGGTTTCATGATAAAATTGCTCCACTGAACACCATTGTTAGAAAATATACAATTATTTTCTTGATAAAAGCCGTAATTTTTCAGGATATCAAGTGCATCGCCACGTTTTGAAATTGCTTCAATCTTCGCACGCTCACGGTCTTTAATAGCCTGTTTTTGTGCGCTACGCCAAAGGTTCTTACCTCCGAATTTATTCGCTAACTTCTCAATGAAAGCATTCTGTGTATATTCGTCAGAAATTAGGATAACAATAGCACAAACCTCCTTTATTTTATCTGTTCTTTCAGAAGTATTGTCATCCTTTTTAAGCACCTTTTCGGCATACCAAATAGGGAAATCTTGCTCTTCTAAATCATCAAGCACAGCCTTAGAAGATATATAACTATCAGCATCAGCTTTCATGCCGGCCTTCTCCTGCGGAATCTCCTTGACCGTAACACGGAACCCCTCCTCCATGGCCAACTTGCCATTTTTCATAACGGCCAGGAATCCAGGCCCTAAACTTTGACCCGCTTTCTGATCTGAGTCAGGAATCCAGCAAATCGTAGCATTAGAATTACTCTTACCGAAAAGTCTGCGAAGTGCTTGAAAGTGAGCTTTTGTCCAAGCTGTGCCGAGGGCGGCAACAGTGTTTTCTATGCGTAGTGATTGTAATTTCATCGCATCAGGTGCCCCCTCGACGCAATACACCTTATTTTGTTGAATAGCTTCGTTACGAGCAATATCAAGACCGAACAGCGTAGACCCTTTTGAATACATGAAAGAGTCTTTGTTATTGATATACTTTGCAGTATCAGCGTCATCCTGCATAGTACGGGCGGTAAAGGCTATAACACGCCCATATTTGTCAGTAATAGGTATCATGATCCTATTACGATAGAAGTCGATAAGATTGCCCTTTGAGGAAACTTTAATCAAGCCAGCTTCCTCCATAAGCTTAAGATCATAGCCTTTAGCACGTGCAAAATTTACAAGTGCATCCCAGGTGTCAGGTGCATATCCTATTTGTTTTATTTCAGAAAAGTCCCTGTCTTCATCATCAAAGGTCTTTTTCTTCTTTTTATCATCAACAACAACCCGAGAATTCCAACGACGCTCAACATACTCACGTGCAGCCTTAGCCTGTGCGGTATCTTTTTTGATTTGCTCACGATAGAATTGTGTGACAGCCTCGTAGATGATAAACATCGATTCGCGCTTTTGTAATGTGCGCAGTTCTTCATCCGACCTCTTTTCTGTATCTTCCTCGACTTCTATATTATATTTTTGTGCAAGTTTACGAATCGCCTCCGGAAAAGAATAACCCTCCTTTTGCATCACGAACTTTACAGCATTACCACCACCTCCGCAAACGAAGCAATGTGCAATACCCTTAGAAGGAGATACAACGAAGCTGGGGGTGTGGTCATGATGAAAAGGACACAACCCCTTGTAGTTAACGCCAGACTTTTTCAAATCAACATAGTCAGATACGACATCAACGATGTTGACTCGATTAAATACTCTATCGATTGTTAGTTTACTTATCATAGTAAAAATATTATAAGTGCAAAATTACTCTTTCAACCAATACTTAAAAAATCAAATCAAACTTCGCATCACGCATATATAAGAAGCCTCCTATTCTATAAAGTTGCAGCGATTTAGTCTCCTTGTTTAGGGATTTCAGCTTAATAGATTGAAATTTCATTGTCATATCTCGACTAAAAGCTTCACCTTTATCATTCCAAAATATTGAGTTCTTTCCTACTTTACCAGCTTTGAAGGTATATCCTAAAGCGTAAAGCACATTATGATCTTTAAGTCTAAAATTTGAATAAACAACGTTTGCAGGCTTAGCTATTTCGAATTGTTTAACAGTGTACATACTTTTTTGTTTTTATATTCAACATAAATTTTTAGTTTCGTACAGAAAAGGCCATTCACACAGTTTCTTGTGTACTCACATCCTTCACATGCTTTATTTTGCTGTTTCTTTGATGCAATTGCCATATAAAATGTTCATAAAGTGCTTCATATTCTTAAGCTCACATTTTAATGTACAGGAGCACTTGTTGCCGTGCATCTTAGAGATAGCGAGGGAGAAAGGTTGTACCTCTTCATCTAAAATCTTGAAGATATCTGTTACATTTTCTTTTGTGCAATTGCACTCTAACTGAATATTTAATTTCAT